GACATATTATCTTCATCTACAAATGCTGTAGCAGTTATTGTTCCATCACTTAACGATCCAAAACTAATTGTTCCTGCTGCAATATTACCACTAGCATCTCTTTTTACAAGTTTGCTAGCTGTGTTTGCGTTGGTTGCTCCATCAATAATGTCTGTATAATACTTACCACCTAACTTTTGTATGACTTCATTAGACCCTGAGTCTATAGAAGAGATATAAAGTATGGCGGAAGCACCGTCACCGGATCTATCCTCAGCATACGCTAATTCGCCTTCAACCAAATCAGAAGCGCCTGGAGCTGCTGAGCCCGTGCTTCTTTTAATCTGAATAGTTGTTGACATTATTTTCTCCTATTTTTAATGTTTTACTTCTGTTAAAAAGTTCCACCATCTATTGCGCTAACATTCTGAGCAACTTCTGAGGCTGGTTTAGCCTGAAAGTTACCTGACGTAGCGTCATAAACTAAAGTATATCCGTTTTGAGCACCTGTCAGATCTACACCTGATAAGTTATCTAAACTCGTAGCCGTTGCAATTTTAGACTGAGAAGCAGCGCTTGTAACTACTCTCGAACTGCCTAATTTTACTGTAACTTTTGCCAAAATACTCTCCTGTTATTTATATTACTTTGTGACTTCTGGTGTAATAGTAACAATACCTTCAATAACTCTTATGGTTTCTGCTGGTGATGTTGCTGTTATCTCACAATCATATACATATCTACCACTTTTTATAGCTGTGGTTTGTGCTGCTGTAAGTGATAATGTAATTACCCCTGTGTTATCAACCTTCGAAGTCGTAAAGGCTGTTGCCGTTGCAGCATCATATGACTTTCTCATTTGCGAGGCCACTGTATAATTAGCAAGATTCTTAGCGGAGCCGTCGTCATTAGTAACTGTAAGCTCTAATGAAAATGTGGTTCCTTGATCTATTACTATGTTATGAACAGTTGCCATATGGTGTTTTACTCTTATTTATTGTATATAGTCTTATTTATAAATAAAAGGAGTTTAAAATGAAAACAATCTTGACATTAAAGTATGGTGATAAATATGACGCAAATGATGTGAATTCTATCTACGAACATACAGAAGGCAAGTTCAATTATGTTTGTGTAACAGATGACCCTAAAGATCTACACCCAGATATCGGAATACTGTATTTAGAACACGAACCTGCTGGCAATATGGAAAAGCTCAAACTGTTTCAACTAAAGGATTTGGGCACAATATTATACTTAGATTTAGATATAAGACTACAAAAACCTATAGATCATTTGTTTGATTACTATCAAGGTATGCCTATGATATGTTATACTTGGTGGAAAGACAAAGGAGAAAAGGAAATGCCTATAGAAGAGTTTCCTTATCATAGTAAACATCCTTTATCTAACTTCAACTCTAGTGTAATGATGTGGGAAGACGCTACACATATATGGCGTCATTATAGTATGAACGAACATAAATATCATAACAAATATCCTCATGGAGACGATACATTCTTATTCCATGAAGGATTTACATTTACACATTTTCCTAAGAACGAAATATATTCTTATATGTTTGCAGGAAGAAAATATAGGCCTGAATATACAATATGTTTATTGAATGGACAAGAACAATATCCGGAGATACCAAAAGAATATGATGAACTTTGTATGCATCAAGTGGGGCACTAAATACGAACCACACTATGTAAACAATCTATATCGTATGGTTCAGAAAAACTATACGAAGGACTTCACGTTTACATGTTATACAGATGACTCTAAAGGATTAGAGTGTGATACAAAACCTATACCTGATATAGAACCTCTACATCCTAAACATTGGTTTGGTAAGGAAAACTATTGTTGGGATAGATCAAAATTTTTAGTGTTCAACTCTCATAATTGGTTAGGATATGTAGGTAAATGGTGTTACTTTGATTTAGATATTATTATACAAGATAACATAGATGACTTAGACGAGTTAGCATTGAAACCTAGAATGATATATTCTAAATGGGATAATCCACAACACGTTCACGAAAGATTGTTTATAGACATTAGAGGAACACAATATAACTCTAGTATGATGTGTTGGAACCGAGATCAGGCAGAACATATATTCTGGGAAGCAATGGAAGAAGACCAACAAATATTTAGAACATTCTATAAAGGCACTGATAACTATCACTTTTGGCGACAAAGAGACTTTTGGAATAACATTCCATATGATTGGGTGTATAGTTATAACCGAGGAAAAGAATATCCTGATGATTTGGAGACACATAAATATAGAGAAGAATGTAAAATTTGTTTGTTCAATGTAGACAATACACCGAACAATGAAGGACAAATTAAAATTGATGAATTACAAGATGAGAAATTATTGAGACTTTGGCATGATAATCCTAGTAGCAAATCTGTTAGAAAATAATTATACGCAGACACAAGTCAATGCGTTATACACCCAAGCAAAGAAGCAAATAGAAGACCCTTTTGAGTTCTGGGTATTTACGACAGAAGAGGAGTGTATGAATGAACAAAAGAACAAAGGCTATTTAGATGATATATTGTTTCATGTTCCGAAGTATGGAGAGGATTGGATTGAAATAGATCTAATGGAGAAAACTAAGAAAGGTGATACGCTGTTATTAATAACGCCTAACACTTTACTTAACAACATAGGGGACATAGAGACTTATAAGACCAACAAGAAGCATAGACTGTCAGACGGTAATCTATGTTATTTAATTTTCCATAATAACAAAGTTGGCGAGCTATTAAAAGAATGGGAAGAAAGAGAAGACGAATTATTATATGAATATGATGCTTTCCATAATTGGAATATGTTTCCAATATCCGATATGCCTTTCCTACAAGACTCTACATCTGAGTATCCAGAAAAATTAGAAGGCGATATTATTGCATTGCCTGATTGGTATGATGACTTTACAGAAGAACAAATAGATCTAATGTATAATAAGGAAACAGACTTATATCCTTACTTACCTGAAAGAGTAGAAATATGTTTAACAAGAGAGGAAACAGAATATCAGGAAGAAGAGTTTCTAGATAAAGAATTAATAAAAGATACATTTAATGCTGAATATCTACTTAAAGCAAAAATGAAAAGAATTAAATTTGTTAATGATGTAGGCGACCCTATTTTAAATCCTGAACTGGTAGAAATATCTCATTACTTTATGTCCGATTGGGGCATAGGTGTAGACATGATAACTGAAGGTAATAAACATGATGTATTATGGTGGAAAAATATAGGTGTTATGTTCGCAGATTCAGGCAACATAACTTTTAATATAAACACAGGTAATCCAGATAAAAGAATATTAGAACATGCTACGGCTCTAGTAGAAGTAGGTTGTAGAGTGTTTTGGAGTTATACACATACTAATCAATTAGACAACGATATACAACAAGCAAAGAAACTATGTAAACAATACAAGTTCTCAGGTTTTGTTTATGATAATAAAGTCCCAGAAGAGAAAACACCTAAGAAGAAAAAGGTGAAACAAGAACTTCCAGACTATAAACTAATCGAATTGGAGACTCTAGAAACGAGGAAACAAGACGACATATATAAAGAGAGAAAAATAAAATTTTATCCACACATTAAATGCGAGGGTAAAGTAAACAACCAATTTTATTTGGATGCAACAGGACATGTGTTTCCTAGTAAACATATAGCAGCTACAGTTTTAGCAGCTTTTAATAGTCCTGAACATGTTACAAAAATTTTATATGATTGGGAGAAAAACAATATAAATAATTTTTCGCTAGAGGATATTTTTAGCAATGATTTTTATAAAGGATATTTTAACAATCTATTAAAGTTAAATCCAAGTATTATACACAATGAATTAGGTGGAAAATGTTAAAAATAAACACAGGGATCATTATAAAAGGCAAGTTTGAAAAGCATGATTCCTATATACAACAAATAAAAGAGTCCAGCTTCACAACATTAATCGTAGAGGCACCTGTAGGTTCCGAATACGATATCAAATGTATGGAGTTAGTATCAGAGTTAGCGTCAGAAGGATTTGCATACGGCGAGAAATATGTTATTGCCAGAGGTCCTAAATGAGAGTTAATGTAGTCTGTAGTAAATGGGGAGATAGATATGGTCCACACTTTGTCAATCGTCTTAAGAATATGGCTCGTCGCCATACTGACACTAAACATGATTTCCATTTTTACTGCTATACAGATGACGCCGAAGGGCTTGACGAAGACATTAATGTTATACCATTTCCCGATATCGATACCATACATCCTAAGTATTGGTTCAGGACTGACGACTTTAAGTATGGCATGGCTAGATGTTGGGACAGACCTAAAACAATGGTCTTCAATACTCACAATTTTGCAGCAGATAAGCCGACGGGACGCTTTATCTTCTTTGATCTGGACGTAATAATACAGAACGATATAGAGCCTTTACTTACCTATAATATGGAAAGACCAACTAAATTAAGAAGTTGGTGGCAAGACCCGCGCCCGATGAAGAGTCGGAGATTTAAATTAGCACACGGAGCATATACTAATGGCAGTTGCCAAGTATGGTCCGACGATCAAGCAGAATGTATATGGGAAGATGTTCTAAAATATAAAGAGAAGATTTGGTTCACATATACAGATGGAACAGACAATTATCATAGTTGGCGCTGGGGAGATTTCGGAAAGAAACTCTGGGATCATTTCCCAGCAGATTATGCTTACTCTTACAATAGAGGTAGAAGCTGGGACGACGATGATTTAGAAACAGAAATATACAGAGAGACACCAATACTCTGTGTTTTCAATATAGACTTGTTACCGTTTGAAGACGCAACAAGAGGACAAGTTAAACAAAATGAATTGGTAGACCCGAGGTTATTAGCACATTGGCAATAAACATTTATACAGTTAAGTGGGGCAGTAAATATTCTGCCAAACATGTAAACAAGATATTAGAATCTTGTAAGGAGTTTATGTCTGATGATTTTAAATTTTATTGTTTAACTGAAAATCCAAAAGGATTAGAGGAAGAAGTAAATGTCATTCCACTACCTAAGAATAATACCTTAGAGAAGTGGTGGAACAAGATGTATCTATTTGATGATAATGTTGTAAGACAAAAAGGAGAGAATTTATTCTTTGACTTAGATATTATTATACAAAAGAACATAGATGATAT